GCCTTTGACCCAACAATTTCGACGACTCTTTTGAATGCTTCTGTTTCCATTCCGTCCACAGTACAGATACACCAGCAGTTTGCAAGAACAATAATACAAAAAAAGTTTGCATTAGTGCTTGCATGGGTACACCAATAGTTTATTATGGCTTCACACAACAGGAGAACGTGATGATCAAACTTACTAAAAAAGCAGACGCATTCTGGGCTGGTAACGGCTTTGGCAACGAAGCTGCTGAGTGGGTGGTCAAAGGCGCAGAGGACATCGTTGTACGCAAAAGCGGAAGCGGATGGGTTGCTACCGAGAACGGCACTCGCATCGTGAGCGGACGCGGCACCAAGAAAGAGGTGATCGCAGAGCTTGAATGGAAACGACCAGAGCTTGCCGCGTAAGCGGCTTGGAGGAATCATGCTTGTACCTGATAGACCAATTGAATCTGACCCACGCTTTCAAGCAATGTGGGGTGATCCTGACACTTGCCCAAAGTGTGAGACTGAACTGCACAACCTGCGCGATGCAGGCCACGCCTATCTGGTCTGCCCAGTCTGCGATCTGGGTGAACCCAAAGACAACGACGTCTTGTTTAACCTGCACTTCTACGGCATGACCGAATGCCAGTCGTTTGAAAACGGCATCGTTGAGCACTCCCGCTCTGAAATGTTTGATCTCCAGATGTGGTGGGAAGAAAACCTGCACTGGAAACTCTCAAAAATTGTAAACGACATTCATGAACTTGCCGACGTGCGCGATGGCAACCCCGCTGGTCAGTATTTTATCTGGTGGCGCGGCAATCAGATCGGCTGCGTGACGGAGGTTGCTAATGGGTCGCGTTAAATCTGAACTTATGACCGATGGGCCAGACGATGAACTGGTCGCCAAACCAATTTCGCAGGTTGTGGACAACATCCGAAACTGTGATTTACCAAGAAACTCGGTAGAGCGTCACCTTTACCTCAAAAACCAACTAAAGGAATTGATGAATGGCATCAGAACTAACCTTGATTAGCGCACTCGTGAAGGCGCAGTCACAAATGTCCCATGCGGCATTTGACCAAACTAACCCACACTTCAAGAGCAAGTTTGCCTCGCTCAAGAGTGTGATCGACGCGGTTAAACCCGCGCTCAACGCGAACGGAATAGCGTACATCCAAAAGTCAGTTCCAATGGATCATGGCATCGCTGTAGAAACCGTCTTTTACGGTCACTGTGAGGAGTTATCCACTGGGCCAGTTCCCGTCCCTATAGATCGTGAGAACGCCCAAGGCTTTGGCTCGGCCCTAACCTATGCCAAGCGCTACTCTCTGGCGATGGCTTGCGGTGTAGCAGCAGATGAGGACGATGATGGCAACGCGGCTGCAAAGAACACTACTGGCCGAAAGCCTCAGTCAGTCACCAAGACTGTCATCCAAGAAGAAGGCATCAAGGTCGATGAGGGAAAACGAACCAGTTACATTTCCCTTCTAACCGAAGCCACTTCAGCCGAAGATCACGCAGGCATGAAAGAACTGCTCGACGAATTACGCCAAGACAGTGATATGAAGCTGGCGGTGTGGGCAGAGCTTCCAAGCAACATCCGATCAGCAATCAGAAAAGTGGAGAATCCCAAATGAGAAGACCAAGAAAGGGCAACGCCCGTGAGATATTCGACATCTTGGACGAACACGGCCCGATGGCTTACCACACCATCCGCCGGCACTTGCTCGACAAAGGGTCAGAGATGAAGGCGAAGCAAGCCAGAACAGCCATCAACAACCTGATGGGCAGAAAGTACATCCAGCGCAGTCAGGCTGATTTCCGCAGGTACGAGATCCGCACTAAACAGCCCGATTTTGAGCTTCAGCTTTCAGACCCTATACAAACGCCCTCCCCCGTAGATAAAACGCCTGAGAGCGTCGAAATAACGCCCACAGAGGGCTTGTTTGGCATGAACCTGAAAGACTCTGCCATAGTCATTGTCATTGCTGTCATCACGTCAGCGCTAACCACCACCATTTTGGAAAACCTATGAGCTACGACAACGAACTGAAGATAAGCCTGTGGAAGAGTGACGGCACCAACGCCAAAGCTCCGATCCTGAAAGGCAAAGCGACCATCAACGGCACCGAATACGACGTAGCCCTATGGAAGAACGACAGCGACAACCCCAGAGCACCCACGCTCAACGGGAAACTGCAACTGCCACAATCTCGGCCCCAGGCCGGTGGTCAGCCAGCGTTCAAGGCTGCGCTTCCACAAGAAGAGGACTGGAAGGAAGACATCCCCTTTTAATGTAACATTGCCGAGCGGGTGATTCAGACAGGCGAGCGGCAGCGTCAGTCTCCCCTCGGGGCATGAGAGATAGGTCGCTTGCTTGCGGCCCGCAACATTCACCGCCAAAGCGATCAACTGCCGCACTCAAATAGGATATTTCACGGCTCCAAATATCCTACCAATCAGGGGAAAAATATGGATAAACACGACTTCACAGCGCTTTATGAGCAATGGTTTGCACTGCATCCGTTCAAGAAGAGAGACTGGCCGGAATTAGGCAAGGTTCACTATCAAGCGTTCTCTAGAGAGAGCGTGGCTTTGATGACCGAAGCATTGGGGCAATTAACCGAGGAGATAGACAACTTCCCCTCACCCAAACAGATAAGGGCAAAGCTAAATCAGCTTTCTAGCAGCAAGACCGAAGGGGGAGAGGTTAAGACCAACGTAACCTCACACAATGAAACCCTGGCTACTCGTTTGTTGGAGCACATCCACGGGATCGAATACCAAGGCAAAGCGGTGAAGCGCCCAGAAGGAGTCCCTCACTGGGTCAGCGAATTAGTGGAGAGCGTAAACAATCAACTGCCCGATGATTGCCCGATAAATGTCAGGCTTGCTCGGGTCGGTTTAGCAGTAGCTCAGGGGGAACGATGAACGAAGCCGTCAAGAAATTTCTTGAAGAAGGGGGCCAGATCACTCAAATTCCGTTTGGCGTACCACGCGACATGCAAGTGTGTATGAACTGCAAAGGGTTGTTTGAGACAAAGGATCTGACGAAGGGGATAACGAGACGATGCCAGAAGTGCCACCAAAGGCATACGACCTACAAGGAGCGCCGGTAGACATGTTCTATCAAGCCATTGTGTGCCAAGAGAAACTGCGGGAGCGGTATATCTCTGAGGTTTTGGCTTCGGTGATAGCGCCGTTCAGTGAACAGACCAAGCGCCAAATATATGAGTGGCAGCGAGAGGGGATGACCACTAGGTGGATGGCAGACCAACTAGGTGTCACACGGCACAAAGTGATGCTGCTAACCAAGCGGACTTCTTGGCCCTCTCCCTCTAACCTTTCTTAGTGTTCCACGTGGAACTATTCGTCTTCCTCGGATGGTTCCATTTCTTCTTTGATCTGTTGAGCGTGAAACCTAATGTTCTGATCGGCTTCTTGCTGAGCCAGTATTAACCTCACGACCTCCGCTCGTAGCTCCATGATCCTGTTAGCTCTGATCTTAGAATCTCCGCTTAGCTCTTCTTCCGTGTATTCAACGCCATCAATTGTGATCATTTGATTCTCCTAGTTTTTAATCAACACACACTCCACGAAGACAGCAACTTCATTGTCACTGCTGCTGGACTTCGCTTGGAACTCAAAGTCAGTCTTTTCCGCTATTTTGAACGGCACCTGACGGTCGTAGCTTACCTGACTGGTGGAAAATGTCGCCTCTGCAACGTGTAGCACTCTCCCCGTGTGGCTGGATAGCTTATTCCTTACCGTTAGATACTTGTTTGGGTTAACTGTCGCACTGTTGAAGTCGATGCGGAAGATGTAGAGCGAATACCCTGCTGGCACCGTGTAGATGCAAGCCTGCGTGGTTCCCAGGTTGGTGCCGATGAAAGCGTAAGTGGTGCCGCCATTGCTGATAGAGATTTCACCAGCGTTCTGCCCTGACAGGATGATGGCAGAGTTAACCCGCAGGAAGCTCGCAGAAGTTGTGACTGCTGATGTGCCGGTGAGCGTTACAGTCTCGGTGATCTGGTTGTAGCTGGAATCCAAACCCGCCACCAGAACGTCCATGGTGTCGATAGCGCTGGTTGAAACCAGATCCATGGTAACATCTGAGGAAGGGAATACATACGCTCCACCGTCGTTCCAAAGCGTCTCGAAGGACGTTCCCACAAGGGTGTTAAAGCCAAAGATGTTGACGGCTGACTGGTCCCACATCTTGCCTTGTGCAACGTCGAATAGATAATGGGGGGTGGGTCTTTGCTGATGGTATTGGTACATGGTTGCCTCAAATTGTGTAAGCCAGCCAGACAGCTAGCACTATCCCGACGATCATAGTTAAGACGTAGCCCACCAGACCACCAGTGCAATGGCGACGGGAACCAACCCAAGGGCGATAGCGAGAACAATCAGAACCTCGATCATCTGCTTTTTGCGCTTCTTGGCAGCTAACTCCTGCCGCTTGATTTCTTCCTGCCGCGCCTTCCTGGCTTCAGCCATCTTCCTTTGCATGTCGTTCCACAAATCCAGCCGATTTGTAGCGAGGAACACGTTGTAGATATTTTCCTTGGACTGGCGAACCATCTCTTCGGCCATGACCGCTTTTGCAGCCTCGGCCTCGTTCATGCTTCTGGTTTGGTTCTTGGCTCGCTGTAGGTCGAATTCTGCGGCCCCCATGCGCCCTATGAAGACGCCTAGTGACTCTATGTTGTTGGCCGCTCCCGCCGCCATTTCCAAGGCTTTGCAGGCAGTCGTTACCGCTGCAACAGCCTCGATAATCACTGGAGGTTACTAACTACAACGGTGACAACACCCGTCACAGCAGAGGCGACAACAAGCCACGCTAGCTTCTCCCACCGTAGAGCGTGAGCATCAGTGGCCTTGCGTAGTTCTCGAAGCTCCACCAGAGCCTCACCCCACCGCTGAGCACATTCTTGCTCGTGCTTAGCGATCTTCTCTAGGGCTTGCTCTGCTCTATCGCTCACCACGGCACCCCATCAGCGGTTGTAGGGTTCTTCTGCTCTTCAATGCTGGCAGTGAGAGAGGCTTCAATGGCATCAACGTCTAACTCACCCTGCACCCAGCCAATGACATCAGCTTCAGTCAGGTCATCATATGCGATGTATCCTTCAGAGGAAGGGTCTGGGGTAAAGCCACAGGTTCCGTAGGATGAAGCACTGTATGTATCCTCCCCCACAGTTTCTTCTTCAGTGACCCGCCAATGGGCTACAATAACGCCTCCCGCTAAGTCGCCTTGTAAGTCTCGTTCAAGTGTTGCGATGGTCCATGTAGCCATTTTAGTTCTCCTAGTTAGATTGCTGAGATGATGAAGGCGAGTAGTTGTGTGTAACGTATGCTTTGACGAGTTACTTCTTCACCTGTGTCTTCATCAGTCCATGTGTCACTACACCACATTGCGTAGCGTGCTGGGTCTAAACCTTCTGCTTCAAAAGCGGCCTGTAAATCTTGTGCAATGATTCCGAAGTGAATGCGTGCGTCATCACCTTTTTCCAAAACGCTTGATACAAGACGATACTTACGCAACAGTCCTTTGGCTCTTACTGCTACACGCTTCTCTGCCTCGGACAGTTCTTCAATGTCTTGCTTTAAATTGCGATCAGATGATTCGTTTACGTTTACGCAAAAAACATCATCAAAGCGTGTTCCAGAAGCGCCTAAATCAATATGGTTATCTACGGCATCGCCGTCACCGTCTGAAGGAATTATTGCTCCGGTAGAGGCAGCAGAACCTGTTAAGCCACAACCGTCGCCATTAGCCTCAGTGCGGAAAGCAACATAAAGATTTGTGGAACCTCTAACACCAATACTACCTACGGCTGTGCTATTTTTGTGCAGGTCAATTAGGCTCCCATCGTCCGTTAGACGATTGACGTTTATGGGTGTTCCACCATCTCTTGTAAAATCAGCAACAGTCCCACGCAAAGCAATACCAGCTGTTCCAAAGGCAGTAGTAGTCTTCCCCACCAAGAGATTTTGGCTGGAGTCTATGCGCATGGCTTCTGAGCCATTGGTATTAAAACGCATGGAATTATCGCTGTTGTCGTAAGC